CACCGCAGCGGATGGAGTAAATGGTAACACTGATTTCTCAGGTAAGCTTGGAGGTTCCATAGCAGCATCTGAGAAGCTCGGTGTGTATGGTGAAGTTTCATTTAAAACTGATGAGACTGCTGATAATTCTTATGGCACTAAAATAGGTGCTAAATATTCTTTCTAATTATGACACAAACCCCATCTAATCACCCTGAACCAGAGGCTATAGATACTAACCCTAGTGATCAACAACCCCCTGGTGTAGATGAAAAAGAAGACGAATGGGAACCTCAATCTCTTGAGGAAGCCCTCTTGGGTGAGTAAAATAAATGAATTATAGGCAGGGGTATCCTTACTCCTGTCTTTTTTTTTGGTTAGAGACACCTCAGAGTCGGACCTCTAACTAATTACCTTGACCTTATCCGCTACGGTCCGTTGTAGTGGTCAAGGAATGAACACTGGTATGGCGGAACCATACTGGACTCGATTAATTTAATAATTATGTCTTTTTATTCAAACTCTACTTACGGAACTGTCCAATATTCTGCTGATGGTTATCAACAAAAGATACTAGCAAACGATGGTTCTGATTTAGCCAACACTACACTAGCAACTCAATCTGCTCTTAGCATACCTCTTGCTGGTTATGAGAGAGTGTTCGGTAAGTATACTATCTGGTATGATTCAGATAATACTAACGAGCTGAAGTTTGCTATTAAAAACTTGGATTCAGATGATGCTGCTATCGCAACAACTATTTACACAGATGTAACTGCACGTGTAGAAGAGTCAACTGCTGCTGATACTCCATCTGCTGCTAACATCGAAGGTACTGGTACTTATTCAACAGATGGTGCTGGTGAAGTTGTTACAGTTGATGTTGGAGCTTCAACTAGTGGTCTATTCTTAGGAGTAGAGTTTAATGCTCTTGTTACTGCTGGTACAAAAGGTACTTTAGTATTCCAAGCTGCATTAATCACAGGTACTGGATCTGGAACACACCTATTGGCTGGTTCTAACGTAGTATATAAGAAGTGGTAAAACACTTTCAGATTGGGGGCACCTCAGAGTCGGACCCCCACTCTATTGGCTTTTGGCCCTGTACGCAGGATACCCTTTAGCCGTCTAGACGGTGGGAAAGACCACAACAAAATGATCAGAAAAATTTACGTGCGTAAGAAAGTAACCAAAATACATTTTTTAAATAACAATGGCTAATGCCACACAGTCAGTATTAGGTTCAGTTAATAAACTGGTATCTAATACAGGTGGGTCTAGTGCTTATGATAGTAAGTATGGAACCTACCTAAAGCTGTTCTCAGGAGAGCTCTTCAAAGCTTATGAGTCAGCAACAATTGCAAGAGATACAGTACAGAGACGTTCACTAAAGAACGGTAAATCTTTACAGTTCATCTTCACGGGTCGTATGCAAGCTGCATATCATACCCCAGGAACACCGATCCTTGGATCAGGTGATCCTCCAGTAGCTGAGAAGACCATCACTTGTGATGACCTCCTTATCAGTTCAGCATTTATCTATGACCTAGATGAAACCCTTGCTCATTACTCCCTTCGTGGAGAGATCAGTAAGAAGATCGGTCATGCTTTAGCTGAGTCTTATGATAAGAAAGTCTTCAGAGCTATTGCTAAGTCAGCTAGACAAGCTTCTCCAATTACTGCATCACCTGGCCCTGAGCCTGGTGGATCTCAGATCAAACTTGGAGCTAACAAAGAGTACGATGCTCAAGCATTAGTAGACGCATTCTTTGAGGCAGCTTCTATTCTTGATGAAAAGAATATGCCTAAGCAAGGTAGAACTGCTGTACTAAATCCACGTCAGTACTATGCACTAGTATCTCAGGTATCTTCTAACATTCTCAACAGAGACTATGGAAACAATCAGGGTAACTTAAACTCTGGTGAAGGTCTATATGAAATCGCTGGTATCCAAATCAAGCGTTCAAATAACCTACCATTCTTAGCTGGTACTGTAAACGAAGAAGCTGGTTCTAACAGTGATGCTGGTACAGGTCAACCTAGTGATACTTCAGGTACAGACTTCTCTAACCACTGCGGTCTAATCTATTATAAAGATGCTGCTGGTGTTGTAGAAGCAATTGGTCCTCAAGTTCAAGTAACTTCTGGTGACGTATCAGTACTCTACCAAGGTGATGTTATTGTAGGTCGTTTAGCAATGGGAGTTGGTACACTCAACCCTGCTGCTTCAATCGAACTTCTTAATAGCGCATAAGAGGTACTATATTATGTCTCTTAGACCTGGACAATCAACAACTATAACTAGAAGCAATACTATAGGTACTGTTTCTAAAGTTGTTGTTATCAATCCACCGACTCCTAAAGAGTATGGCAGACAGCACTTGTCACCTACTGATATAGGAGCAGTTTCTTAACAGTAAATAATTATGGCTAACTCAGTCGCTGCTGGTAACACTGCTGTATGTAGTGCTGCTGTTGCAGTCCGTGAAAGCGTATCCCGCACCGATGGTGGGGGTACTGACATTCGTAGTTCTAATGCTATCAAATCTGAAACTCAAAATCTCAGAATTGCTTATGCTGGTATAAGCTGCGATGTAACTTAAATAAATAGGGAGGCTTCGGTCTCCCTCCTTAAACAATAATCCTTATGGCTACCACAACAATTGATACCGAGACAGAACTCTCCGCAGTAAATTCAATACTGGGAGCTATAGGACAGTCTCCTCTTTCCACTTTAACTTATACAAACCCTGAAGTTGCATTCATATATAATCTATTAAGAGATTCTAATGTAGATGTACAGAATGAAGGATGGCACTTTAATACAGAATACCATGTAACACTTACTACAAATAATGATGGTAAGATACCAGTTACAGATACAGTATTACAAATAGATGTATCAGATGGATGGACATCTAGAGAATATGATCCAGTAATAAGAAATGGATATCTATATGATAAATTAGATCATACAGATATATGGATTAGTGGTTCATTCTGGGCTGCTAGTACAGCTTATGCAGTAGGTGCATCAGTAATTAATTCAGGTAATAAATATGAATGTACTGTAGCAGGTACATCAGCTTCTTCTGGAGGTCCAACACATACTTCAGGTACAGCAGCTGATGGAGGTGCTACATGGAAATATATTAGAAGTGCAGTAGAAGATATTGATTTAGATATTGTATACCTATTTGAATTTGAAAAAGTACCATCCGTATTCCAACGTTATATAACTTATAGAGCATCTAGAATGGCAGCTACACAACTTGTAGCCAACCCTGAACTAGTTAAGTTATTATCACAACAAGAAGCTTTAGCAAGAGCTGCTTGTATGGAACATGAATGCAATCAAGGAAATCATAGTATGTTTGGATTCCCTGATGATAGTGCTATAACTACATATCAACCATGGAAAAATCTTAGACGCTAATGGCTTCAATATCCCAACACATCCCTAACTATTATAATGGTATATCAGAACAGGCTGATCAAACAAAAATACCAGGTCAAGTAAATAATATTTTAAATGCTATACCTGATATAACTTGGGGATTATACAAAAGACCTGGCAGTAAAAGAGTAACTACATTACCATTAACTAATGTACAATCGAATGGATCTTGGTTCCATTATTACAGAGATGAAACAGAAGGAGCTTATATTGGTCAAGTAGCTCCTAATGGTAGAGTTAGGATATGGAGTTGTACTGATGGTGCAGAGAAGGATGTATGGTATGATGTAGATGATCAAGAATATAGTCCTGGTATAGCTGCTCATACAGCCATAGCATCTGATGGTTCAGCAAGTGATGCACAAGATCCTAGTGATACACATTATGCTTATTTAAAAGCATCAAACTCAGAAGACATACAAGCATTAACTATTAATGATAGTACATATCTTGTAAATAGAACAAAGCAAGTAAAGACAACAGGTATTACAGATGCTAAACCTGATGCATATGCTGCTTATATAGAAATACTGAGAACAGAGAATGGTAGGCAGTATAGTTTAAATATAGCAACTCCTTCTGCTGCTAGAGATGATGAAGTAATGAGAGCTACTAGAGTAAAGATTCGTAGCGATACTTTATCAGAAGGTACTGGTACTGGTGATTGTCCTGGTATAGGTACTCAAGTATTCGCAGGTACTGAAACTAATACAGGTAGTAAAACAAATCTAACCTTTCGTTTAACTATATTAGGTCAAGTCTCAACTGAAGAAGGTGATACAGATTCATTTATTTGTACATACAATAGAGAAGTTATATTACTTCATGGTGGAGAAGGATGGCAAACAGGAGATCTAGTAGATGTTACTTTAGATCAAGCTAAAACTAGTTATGAGTATACTGTTGAAGTAATGGATCATGAGACTGTTACTTATAAAGCTGATGTAAAATTAGTTAGACCAGCACCAACACCATTTGATGCTGATACAGCAGTAACTTTAGATACTATCTTAGGTAGTTTAGAAGCTGAATTATCTGGATTAACTGTAGATGGTGCTGCTTTAAATGTAGCTGCTATAAGTAATGGTTTATATTTATCCTGCTCTAAACCATTTACTGTTGAAGGATTAGATCCTGATTTAATTAGAGTAATGCAATCTGAAATAAACGATGTAACTGAATTACCTAATCAATGTAAACAAGGTTATATAGTTAAAATAGCTAATGCTAGAATGTCAGATGAAGATGATTATTACTTAAAATTTACTGGAGAAAACAGTGTTGATGGTACTGGATCTTGGGTAGAATGTGCAGCTCCTGGTATTATAAAAAGTCTTGATGCTAGAAGTATGCCTCATATACTACAACGTCAAGCAGATGGTGCCTTCTTATTAAAGAAAAATACATGGGCTGATAGAGCTGTTGGAGATGATTCTACTAATCAAGCACCTTCTTTTGTTGGAGAACCTACATATAATACTGCTGGTGTTGCTACATATGCAGAGAATAAATATATAAATAAAGTTTTATTCTTCCGTAATAGGTTAGCTTTTTTATCTGGTGAGAATGTTATCTTATCAAGACCAGGTGAATTTAGTAAACCTAACTTTTGGGCTGAGACAGCTTTAACAGTTAGTGCAGTAGATCCTATAGATATAGCTAGTAGTTCTATGTACCCATCTGATTTATATGATGGAGTAGATATAACTGTTGGTCTATTATTATTCAGTACAAATCAACAATTCTTATTAGGTTCAGATGATACAGTACTAAATCCAGATACAGCTAAATTAAAAAGTATATCTAGTTTTAATTATAATAAAGAGATACCTCCTATATCATTAAACACTAGTGTAGGGTTCATAGATAACTCTGGTAAATATAGTCGTTTCAATGAAATGGCTTTAATTGATAGAGAAAGAGAGCCTGTAATTGTAGAGACTAGTAAACTTGTACCTAGCTTACTTCCTAAAGGTATAGATTTAATTAGTAATTCAAGAGAGAATCAAATAGTACTATTTACTAGTACAACTGATACTATAACAACTCATGGTAAGAAAATTGTATATGGGTTTAAATACTTATTTACTGGAGAAAAACGTCCACAAAGTTCTTGGTTTAAATGGAAATTTAATCAAGATTTAAAATATCATTTCATTATTGATGATAGTTTCTACCTATTAGATACAGATAATTTCTTACAGAAAGTTAATTTAGTACAAGATGCTGATGAAAGTATCACTGAAGATAGTGTTAATTATTTAGTACATTTAGATAACTATGTAGCTAATGTTACTAGTGGTGTATTTAATACTGGTACTAATATAACTACATTTAATACTACATGGTTAGCAGATGTTACTGCAACAGGTAATGATATAGCTATCATTGATGCCGATGGTAGATATGCTATAGGAACTAAAGATGGTAATTCTATTGAAGTAGTTGGAGATTGGTCTAGTGCTACAGTAGATATAGGATTCTTATATGATTATCAAGTTGACTTTCCAACTTTATATGTAACTGCATCTGATAGTCAAAGATTTAAATCTGATGCTAATGCTTCTCTAATAATACATCGTTTAAAATTAAACTTTGGTAAAGTTGGATCATATGAAACAACATTAAATAGTAAAGTAGGTAAAGATGCTTATACAGAAGTATATGAATCTAATACATTAGATGCTTATGAAACAGGAGCTGCTCCATATTTAGCAGAAAAAATAAAAATCATCCCAGTATATGAAAGAAATACTAGTGTAGATATAACATTAAAATCTACTAATCCATCTCCTGCTACATTACATTCCTTATCATGGGAAGGAGATTATTCACCTAGATATTACAAACGTGTCTAAATTTATTCACCCCGCAACAATGGAGGCTGCTATGGAGGTAGCCTCTAATTTACGTCTAGAAGACCGTAGAGAGCTTGAAGAAGGTTACGGGCTAGATTGTATACAATACTTTAAAAGCGTAGCTTCTGATCCCTCCTGTGTATATTTCAGGATGCCTAACGGCAAGACTGCCGCAATGGGCGGAATAGATACTGATGGTTTAATATGGATGTTATGTACACC